CCTAAAAGCTAATGGACACTAGAACAATTCAAGATGTTGCTGCTGAAATGGAAGCTCACGAAAGAGAATGTGCTGTATATAGAATTAGCACTCAAAGAAGTCTAGATAATTTAGAAAGTAGAATAAAAAGATTAGAACTATTGATTATGGCATCTACACTAACTATACTGTCTACAATGATTGGAGTTATTTTTAAGGTGTTGTAATGCAAAAAAAAATTAAAAAGTTGTTATTGTGATAGATCCATTAACAGCATTTGCTGCAATTAAGTCAGCTACAGGATTAATACAACAAGGAATAAAGGTTGGAAAAGGATTACATGATCTTGCTAGTCCAATAATGAAATGGGCAAATGCAGAATCACATATGGATGTAGCTGCAAGTCAAAAAGGTAAAACATTAACAGGTAAATTGTTTGGTAAGTTTTCTAGTGTAGAACAAAATGCTATTGCAGCTCATTTGCGAAAACAAGAATTAAAACAAATGAAGGCAGAACTAAGAGAGATATTTTTATTGTATGCTCCTAATGGATTACAACAATGGGAAGATTTACAAAAAGAAATAAGTCATCAAAGGGCATTACATAAAATAAAAATAAGAGAACAAATTAAAGAAAAAGAACAAGCAAAAAAAATTATGATTGTAATTGTAGCTGTACTTATTGGATTTGTTTTAATTGTATGGGAAGTTAATTATTTATCAAGCTAAGTTTCTAATAACATCTGATAAATCTTTAGCTCTACTAGGAGTTTGTTTTGCCCATTTAGAATCTAACATTTGATTTGCAGCTTCGTTGTAATCGTCATTGCCAAATGCTGTCCACATTTTTTTAAACTTACTGACTCCTGTTTTACCTAATTGAAATACCATTTCTATAATAACTTCTTTAGCTTTTGGTTTTAATTTAAGACTACCAATTAAATCAGTTGCTTGACTAACTGCATGGCTAAAATCATTTTCAAAACACAGATCTAATTCTTCTTGACTATAAGTTTTTTTTATATCCCAATTTTCAAAATCTCTACACAGATGCCCATAACCTACAGTTTGTTTGCCTAATGAATCTAAATAAACATAATTTCTAAAACCTTCGTGTGTTTTAATTCTTTCTTTTAATTTATCAAAAGTCATTTTAAATTATCTCTAGCAACACCTTTGCTTTTTTCATAAGATCTCATTGCTCCAAGACCAAGCAAAGACATAGTAAGTCCTAGTAATCCTTCTAATTCTATTTGTGGTGGTTTCATTTCTGGCATCCAGATAGCAAAGATCCATGTTAGTATTGGACCAATAAAATATTGCCATGCAATCCCTAAACAACATACCCACATAATAGCAGGTCTAGCCCCTGAAACAAATATAGAAGGATGTTTAGCTTGTTCTATATTAGCTTGTGCTTGAGCAAGATCAAGACTAATCATTTGTTGTTTTAGTTCAGCATTTAATTTAGTCTTGAGATCTTTATCTTCTACAAACTTATCAAGAACTTTACCAGCTACACCTATAACACTGTCTGCTATTCCTAACATTATGTTACTCCTTATACTTCATAGTCTAAAAGTATTTCTTCATTCTTTAATATTTTTCTAGATGTTAGTATATTATAAATTAGATAGTCATCCCACTCTTGTGATATAACTAGATAACAATTTGGATTATCTGAATGATTTATAAAACCACCTAGAGGTGTTCTTATATAACCTATAATCATAGGATATTTAATATGAGTAGAACCTAAATCTGTTTTAGATTTAATATTTTCTTTAGCAAAGATACCATGACCATGTATAGGACTTTCTCTAATTTCTACATTACTGGGTAATGGATCATAATAAAATCTATTATATTTTAATACAGTCAATTAATCCCACCTTTGTAATTCTGATTTATAATCTTTTTTAGGAGCTGTCTTTAATGGTATTATTGTTGGTCTTGGTATTATTTTATAAGCATTTAAACGCTTCTTATCATTATTTTTATCATCAGCATAAACATATATAGTTAGATACGGATAGTCTACTGATATTCTAGCAATAAATTGTAGCCATTCTTCTACAGGATAAAGAGATACGTGTACATTCTCACCATTAGGAAAATGTTTCATTGCAGGTAGACAACATATATTAAGAAATACTACGTTAGTAGAGTAGTTTAATATCTCTTTAATAACCCAAGCTAGATCTTGATATGGTACATGTTCTAAAACATCTGTATTTACTACAATATCATAAACTCCAGTTGGTAATTTATTATGTTCTTCTTCACCGGGATCATAAAGAGTAACATCTTTTATACCCCAAAACTCATGTATTGGTTTATCTAAGAAATCAGAGTCAGGAACAGTATGAAACTTATCTGTATAAGGATGTCCTTTACCACAGCCATAATCTAATAAAGTTTCACAACCATGCTTTTTAATTATTTGTTTAAGTGGTCCAGCAAATCTTATTAAACTTCTACCATTAAACATACCTTCACTATGTGCATGTAACTTTTCATATTCTTTTAGTAAATCTTTATATCTTTGAGATGGATTGTCTCTGTTATATTGTTCTATGTATTCAATCATAATATCCTGCAAACGGTGGACGTTTCTCCTTACTCTTTTTAATATCCCATAAAGCAGAGATCATTGTATTTTTACCATGAAGTTCTAATACACCTTCAAGGCCGGGATCTTCAAATACTTTCTCACAGTCTTGAGCCATAGCTAAAAGCTCACCTGTAGTCCAGTATGTAGTATCTCCTACATTAACTTGTATGTATTTAGGTTTAGGTGTTTCACCACCCTCTATATCACCTGTAGTTTCTGTCTTCTCTTCTGCTGTTGGTTCTTCACGGCAACAGTCATAACCAAAGAGATGTATTTCTCTGAAGCCCATTGTGTGCATCAAACCTATACCACGCATAGCTGCACAAGTACCACCTGTAATTAATGTAGCTCCTTGTGGTATACCTAACTCTTCGTTAAGCTGTACAGTTTGATTAACTATCTGTGTGCCTCGTTCTTGTTCTTTTCTCATGAAGTCTGTAAAAGCATGCCAACCCCATATTTTACCATCACTATCTTTAATATGTTTAGTAACAGATGGGTCTGTCATAGATGCAACAAAGAATAAAGTATCTTTATCTATATCTTTAAACAAATCTTTACGCACAATATTATGTGTACTTTTACCCTCTATTGAACGAGGATCAAGAACAATACATCCCCAAGGTTTTATACCATGTTTTAATAAATTAGGATAAGCATGTTTAACAGTTAGTATTTTAGGTCTAATACCTTTCTCTAATTTTTTATGTATAAATTCTTTTAGTTCTGCATAATTTAAATATGGGCCAGCAGATACAACAATACCTATTTCTCTGTGAGATGGATGTTTAGAAATCCATTTATCATTACCTATAAGTTTTATATTTGTTTGTATATTACTTACAATATAATCTTTAGGCACACAGTCTCTAGGATGCACTACTATAGGTACACGTTTAACATCTTCTGGTATATCTTTTAAATCAGGATCATGAAGAAAGACAACTAAATGTGTAGTGCCACCACCAAGAACTCTATCGCTAGATGGTAACACATACTTTCTTGTTGTAGAATTATCATCAAATGTATGCCAACCATCCACATCTGGAACTTCATCTGATTTTACTTTTTTTGTAGGCACAGATTTAAAGACATCATTTACACCCTGATAAATAACAGGGGGCATTTCTTCTGCTTCATCTTTTGTGAAGTAATGATCAGCAACAACGATAGGAATATTTTTTAAACACAGATATTCATGAGCTACAGTATCGTAGCTATTACCACTACCAATGAGAGCAAAATCAATACTGTTATTTTCTTTACCATCAAGTACATCTTTTACATCACCTTTAACTAATTTAAAAGTAAACTCTTTTCCTCTTTCTTTTTTAACAAACTCTTTAAACTCTTCTAGTCTCGCTGTTACAGCAGCTAAAGTATTGTGAGCTTTAGAATTAAATTCTTCTTGATCTATCTCTGGTGTGGCATCTTCAAATAAATCATAACCAATGTAGTGTGCTTTATCTGACTTTTCAAATATAGCAAGAGCCATTTCTATAGCCCTACCACCATTCCATGTACCTGTTTCTAAGATAGTTTGTGGTTTATAGTGTCTGATAATATCTGCAAGTTGTTTATATCTTCCCGGTAATATATCTGGTGATGTTTCTTTATCAGATAGAGGAACTATTCTATTACCTTTAGCATCTCTTAGTTTTCTAGATGCTGGATCACGTAGATCTACAAATAAATTATTTAGTACCCCAATGCTATTTTCTGTAAATAGTTTATAGTTTAATCCTCGTGCTTGATACAAAGGTAAGATAGAGCCTAGTATAAAATTAAATCCCCACTCTCTATAATTTGTAAACCTATCTGTAATATATGCTCCTTTTATATCAGCAAGAAGTTCTACTACAGGTTGGCTTTGTAAATTGAAAGCAGCAAAATGATTTCTATGTTCAACTAAGGCTAAAGATAGTGCATTATCATCATCACTAAAAATAGTCTTTAAACTATTGAGTCTCACATCTCTTACTGTGCAGCAGTTAGCATCTAACCAAAACAGCCAAGAGTTATTATCATTAAATGCTTGTTCACTTATAGAAAATAATTTAGGTGCTTCTGATAATACATCAATAATAGAATTATATTCTACACTACCACCCTCTGTACCATCATGAGTTTTATTACGCTCCATAAACTCAGAGAAGCCATCTATATTATTTAAATTATGATAATGAATATTATCTTTATTAGGTAAAGAATAATTAGATATATCTAAATTATAATAATAACAATGAAACTCTATGTTAGGTTGCCAGCTTGAGGCAAATTGTTCTATTAGTTTTGATCCATTAATTTTTAAAAGTGTTTCATCAAAACACGTAACTATTTTATATTTCATAAGCTTTTATTTGTCCTGTTCCTGCAAGATAAGTATAATCAGCGTTCCATTCTGCTGCATACTGACCATCAATTTTTCTA